TTTAATTGAAAACTTTATTCCAGCACCATTAAAACAATTTTATGGTAAAGATGCTGTCCAATCTTTTTAATAAACGTAAACGTGAAATAGAGCGTTTAGGTCGTGTTATAATATCTTTGGAATTAACAAAAGCTACGGTTGAAATGAATTTCCGTGTGGAGCGAGCTAAAAACGCTTTATTAGAACGTGAAAAAGACAATTTAATTAATAGAATAAGAGATTGTGATATGCAAGTAAGAAAACTTAACTTGGTAATAGATGATCTTGCTAGAACCGATAACAGCTCAAAATTCTACTAATGAATATATTTGACCATATTAAAAATATTACTACTAATAAGGGTACTTATTTAGGCGATGAAGGTTGGAACAATTGGATGATCAATCGTTTTTTAAGTATGGATCCTGATTATTGTGAGGTAGTCAATGTAGTTCAAAAGAATACATGGCAAATGAAAGGTGAGTACCTATACAATCTGTATAAGGATCTTATACCTAAACAATACAAGTATTTAAAATATATTAAATCTACTAAGAAACATGAGTATGATTTAGATCAAGTAGAGGCAGTAGCTACTTACTTTGAGGTAAGTAAAAAGGAAGCTAAGCAATATATTGATATGTTACCTAAAGACGAATTAAATAATATAACAGCACAGATAAATGGGAAATAACATCAGAGAAATCCATTATTATGAAAATAATGAAGGAGAAATAGTTCAATTAGACTCAATAGTTAGTTCAATTATTGATCAATTTACTCAACGTTCTATTAAAGGTAAGGAAAAATATGGTGTTGATCTTGATCGTACCGATTTATCATTACTAGAATGGATTGAGCATGCTAAACAAGAACACATGGATGCTATTCTGTATTTAGAAAAAATTAAACAAATAGCAAGTGCCGAAAAAATTATCTGAGGTAGAACTTAAAGTAAAGAACTACCAACCACAAACAATGAACTACGCCTACCAGCGTAGTATCTCTTACTCCCAATATGCTATGTGGGCTTCATGCCCTTATAAGTGGTATCTTACTTATGTAGAAAAGAAACAACCATATCAAGCTAGTATTCATACTGTGTTTGGAACAGCAATGCATGAAACAATGCAAGATTACATTACAGTAATGTATAATGAAAGTGGAGCTAATGCTGATAGAATGAATTTAGAGATATTATTCCAAGATAAATTTTCAGAAATATATGCTAAGGAATATAAAGCAGCAGGCGCTCATTTTACTACACCACAAGAAATGGGTGAATTTTATGAAGATGCTATATTAATACTTCGTTTTCTTAAAAAGAATAGGAATAAATTATTCACTATTCGTAAAGTAAAGTTGTTAGGCATAGAAATTCCATTACTTTTAAATGTAGCCAATAATGTATTTTTAAAAGGCTATATTGACTTTGTATTATATGACCTTGAATTAGATAAAATTTACATATATGATATCAAAACTTCAACCAGAGGGTGGAATGACACCGAAAAAAAAGACGATAGTAAAATTGCTCAAATCTTACTATACAAGGAGTACTTTTCAAAACAATTTGAAATCGATGTTGAAAAAATCGAAGTTGAATACTTCATTGTTAAACGAAAACTCTACGAGCAATCCGAATATAGTATCCCCAGAACGCAACATTTCAAACCCGCCAGTGGGAAAAATAAGCGTAAACAAGCCGTAGAAAATCTTAATAACTTTATTAAAGATTGCTTCGATGAGAGTGGCAAACCGCAAGTAAAGTCGTATATTAAGAATGTAGGTGAAAGCAGTTGCAAATGGTGTCCTTATAAAGACAAACCAGAACTTTGCGATAAAGTTGCGGTTTCTGCTTAAGCGTATATATTTATATCAAAATATAATATTATGGCAAAAGCAAACATGCAATTAACAAGCGTAAAAATCCCTGAGGGTTTGTTTGAGCAGTTCAAAATCGCCTGTGTTAGATATAAATTTAGCGTTCAGAAATTAACAGAGCGCACAATGTATCTATACTTAACAAGCGATGAATTCAGAAAACAAATTCACAATCAATTAGACACAACATTAATTAAAGAAACAGAGTAATTCGTTATGGTAAAAGAAGGTTATATTCCAAAAGAGCAACGTAAAAAAATCTTATTATTATGTGACGATATTCGAATGACAAGTGGTATATCCACTATGGCTAGAGAAATCGTTATTGGTACAGCACACCGTTTTAATTGGGTAAATATAGGTGGAGCTATTACACATCCCGACAAAGGTAAAAGATTTGATCTTAATGATGATACAAATAATAATGCTGGCATCCCGGATGCTAGTGTTTATCTTTATCCTGTTGATGGGTATGGTTCTCCTGAACTAATTAGGCAAATGATGGAAATGGAAAAACCAGATGCCATTATGATGTTTACAGATCCAAGATATTGGATTTGGCTATTTCAAATGGAACAAGAAATCAGAAAACATATTCCAATTATTTATTTAAACATATGGGATGACTTACCTTATCCAATGTATAATAAAGCCTATTATGAATCGTGTGATACTTTATTTGCTATTTCAAAACAAACAGAAAATATTAATCATTCAGTATTAGGACCAGAATTATCAGCTGAAAAAGTAATTAAATATATTCCTCATGGAATTAATGAAAAAATGTTCTTCCCTGTTACTGCAGAACACTCTGAGTATTTAACTTTACAAGAATTTAAAAAACAATTATATGGAGAAAAAAATTACGATTTTAACTTACTATATAATGCGCGTAACATCCGTCGTAAATGTGTTCCTGATTTAATGTTAGCTTGGAAGATATTCATTGATACATTAACAGAAGAACAAGCTAAAAAATGTATACTAACATTACACACACAACCAGTAGATGATAACGGAACTGACTTACCAGCAGTACAACAAATGTTATTTGGAAATAATCCAAAATATAATATTAAGTTTTCAACAGGTAAGTATCCATCTAACATAATGGGTTTACTATATAATTTATCTGATGGTGTAATTTTAATTTCATCTAATGAAGGATGGGGATTATCATTAACAGAAGGAATGATATGTGGTAAACCAATTATAGCTACAGTAACAGGTGGAATGCAAGATCAAATGCGCTTTGAAGATGAGAAAGGTGAATGGATTAAATTCACTGAAGAATTCGGATCAAACCATAGAGGTAAATATAAAAAACATGGTAAATGGGCTTACCCAGTATTCCCCTCAAACTTATCAATTGTAGGATCAGTACCTACACCTTATATCTTTGATGATAGAGCAGAACCATTTCATATAGCCGATCAAATTATGGCTTTATATAAAACTAAAATGGAAACTCCTGAAATATATAAAGAACAATGTGAAGCAGCTTATGAATGGGTTATATCAGATGAATCAATGATGACCGCAAGAAAAATGTCTGAAAATGTTATTGATGGTATTGAAGAAACATTTGCTAAGTGGGAATCTAGATATGCATTTGAATTAATTAAAGTAGAACCATTAACCCAACCAAAACACTTTGTAAAATACGTTATCGCAAAATAATATGAAACCACTAATCTTTATAAGCTGCCCTATTGATACATTTTCTGGCTATGGTGCTAGATCAAGAGATATAGCTTTAATCCTTATCAAATCAGAAAAATATAATGTAAAAATATTACCTCAACGTTGGGGTGCTACACCATTTGGATTTTTACAAGCTAATAATCCTGACCATAAACTAATAATGGATTGTATTTGGAAAGAACAACAATTACCAAAACAACCAGACATTTGGATTCAAATTACAGTACCAAATGAATTTCAACCAACAGGTAAATTTAATATTGGTATTACTGCTGGTATTGAAACCACAATATGTGCTGCTCAATGGATTGAAGGATTAAATAGAATGAACTTAAACTTAGTATCTTCAGAACATGCTAAAAAAGTATTTCAAGATTCTAAATTTGAAAAACGCAATTCACAAACACAACAAGTAGAAAGTGTAGTTGAATTAAAATCACCTGTAGAGGTATTATTTGAAGGTGCTAATTTAGACATCTATAAAAAACTAGATACTGTAGAGGGTGAAGTTGTTGAAGTTATTAATGATTTAATTAAAGAAGATTTTAACTTTTTATTTGTAGGACATTGGCTACAAGGTGAATTAGGACAAGATAGAAAAGATGTAGGTATGTTAGTTAAAACATTCCTTGAAACATTTAAAAATAAAAAAACAAGACCAGGCCTTATTTTAAAAACATCTGCTGGTAACTATTCTATTATGGATAGAGACAGCATATTAGAAAAAATTAGAGCAATTGAAGAGCAAGTAGGAGGTGATTTACCAAGCATTTATCTATTACATGGTGAATTAAAAGATGAAGAAATAAATATATTATATAATCATCCTAAAGTAAAGGCACACATATCTTTTACTAAAGGTGAAGGATATGGACGCCCATTACTTGAAGCATCTATATCAGCTAAACCAGTAATTACTAGTGGATATAGTGGTCATGTAGATTTCTTAGATCCAGAAATGTCAATTTTATTACCAGGTGAAATTAAACAAATACACCCATCAGCAGTAGTAAATGATATGTTAATAGCTGAAAGTGGATGGTTTACTATTGATTATAGTGCTGCTGCTAAAGCATTAGAAGAAGTTTATAAGAACTATAAAAAATGGAGTGAAGGTGCAAAGAAACAAGCGTATCGTTCACGTACTGAATTTAGTTTAGATAAAATGGGAGAAAAATTATTATCTATTATTGATAATAAAGTACCTAAACCAGTAGAATTTAAACTACCCCAATTAAAAAAAATTGAATTACCTAAATTAAAGAAAAATGACGAATAATACTGGTGGAGTAATATTTACATTTCAAAACAATACATCAAACTATGAAAGAATCATTTATAACATGTCCTAAATGTGATGGTGACGCTTGTAGCGAAATCACAAACGGAGTAGTAACAATATGGATCTGTATGGGTTGTGGATTTACTTCCAACAATACTATTACTGATACTAATGTTACTGAAATGGAAGCAACATTACCAGAATTATATAAAGATCTTAGATTTAAAGATAAAGATGGTAAATATTGGTATCCTAACAGCGTAATATTAGATAATAAATCAATGGTGTTTGCTGAAGGTACTAATGTTCAAGATTGGAAATGGTCAGCTGTACAAGCTAAAGATGGTAAAACAGATATGACTACTAAAAAAGAATACGAAATAAATGAATTTATGGATGCCTTAGAATATATAGGTTATTTTAAATACGCTCAACAAGAATAATGTTATGCCCTCAATTAGTTATGCAAT